TCCTTCTCCTTCACCAAATCAACATACGTCCACGATTCCCCCCCCTTCACCCTGGGCGGAATCACTTTCTTTTTTACCGCCTCGATCTCATCATCAAATAATTTATTTGTTCTTCGTAGTTCCGCCCGCTCCATCTCCTTCGCCCACCCACGCGATCGAACAGACCTGCGTGCGGTTTTCCGTTGCCGTTCCAGGCTTTTTAGCCTCGCTTCAATTATCTCCACCTGTATATTAAAACCAGCCACACGCTTAACCCGCGCCTGGGCACCCACTAGCGCCTCCGACAGCTCCCGCATCCGCTCATCGGTTTGTGAGAATTTCAGAATCTCCGCCCGCGCCTCAGCCCCATCCGTAATCAGATCCGCCGTGGTGGGTGGCAGTGTTTGGCGTTTGCTGATCTTCGGCTTCGGTGGCTTTACTGGCACCACTGGATTCGGTGGTGGTGGTGGCGGTGGCTTCACCACGACCGCCGCCCCATCACGCTTTTTCAATCCGACCGTACACCGGCACAACGGATGGAGTGGTGGCACAGTGATCGTGGCCTCCGCGACCTCCCCGACCGCAACCCGATCAAACTCCCCCAGCACATCCACGCGCTGCGTGCCCATCTCCCGGCACAACTTACACAGCCGATCGTCTGGCGTCACGATCCAGGTTTTGATCAGCCCCGTCGCATCCAGCTGCCCCCGTTCCACCGCCTGCTGCCACAGCAGCTGCTGCCCCATATTGGTGGCCCGCATGGATTCCGTTCTCGCAATCGCCTCAGCGCGTAGGGACCGATACCGCTCACGCCGCTTTGCGACCGCCGCATCCACCCGCGCTGCTGATAGCCCCTGCTTCTCTAACTGCCCGCGATAATTGACCAGCGCCCGCTGCTGCCGAGTATTGATCCCAAAGGATCCCCGCACCCGATCCGCGATCTTCCGCGACGGTAGCCCCTCCCGCATCGCCCCACGGATCAACCCACGCAGCATCTGCCGCTGATCCGTGGTGATATTTTCGACAAGGTTGAAGGTGTGCCGTTCCGCGAATCGGATCGCCAGCGGATTCTTCGCATCCAGCTTCACATTCCGCGCCACGTCCCCGATCGCCGCCCCCTTAACGATCGCCTCCTGCACCAGCCCGCCCACCTTCTGCCGGTAGACATCACTCCCCGATGTCCAGGCAGACATGGCAACCTTGAGCCAGCCACCGGAATCTTTCGGCTTCGCCCCCGGAAACCGCTTGCGCCCAGCAATCAGCCGATCCGCGACCAGCACTGACTCCGTGAAGGCACGCTCAAAAAACACCGCTGACTTGTCCGCGACCCGATGCAATTGCTCCCAGTCAGCCATGCGTTATGCCCACCGCTGCAAATTCCGCCGCCCATCCTCCGTGAGACAGCCCCCGCACACAAACCCGATGAAATCCGAGAACCCCTGCCCGTGGATGTAGTAACTCAGGATCCGCCGTCCCGTCAGCCGCCGCTCCCGCGCAAACTCGATCGCCCCCTGACAGACCAGACACCGCTGCCCCGATCCATCACTGGATGCTGTGATCTCCGGATAAATCTCGATCGCCTCCTGCCACTGATCGATCACCTCCGGAGATAACACAGCCACCCAGTTACGCATGGATTACCCGTCGCCGTGCGCTGCGGCTTTCTTGTCCTTGATCACATTCTGTAGCGACACCACCGCCTTAATGACATTCCTGGTGGCGTCATTCACCAGCGCATCATTCAAAATATCTTTATTGGCTCCCGCCTCCACCGTCTTCAAAATGCTGTCCACCATGACCACTGCGGCATTTTCTTTTTCTGGCCCCTTCCCCTTCACGAATCGTTCTACGGATTCGATCGAGGTTAAGATCAACGGAAACAACCGCAACCCGATATCCAAAAATCCCATATACCTGCTCCTTTTTTTGTCTATTTATCGCCGCCCGATTCCTCACCCACAAATTCCATCGGGTAATATTTCGCCAGATACGCCTCCGCCAACTCATCCGCCGTGATCGGCTTCAGAAAGAAATTGATCGGCACACCTGCATCCCCCGCGATCGCTTTTTTAACGTAGTCCTCCAGCGCCGTCATCAGCGAATTGGTATCGATCACTTTGTTGTTTTTGTCGTCATACGCGCCCAGACTGGACACCGTATTTTTCACGTACTCATTATTCAGCGTGATAAATTGCTGTCCCGTTTTGGCTGAGTCCGCCCCCGCCATCATGGTATTGACGGAGCTATCCGACGATCCCTGAATCGCCGCCAGCTGATCCATGACCTTCTCCGGATCCGGCTGCAACCGCTCCACCGTTGTTTCGATCGTATTCGACGCGATCGATGGAATGATCCCCATCGCCACCACGCTGCAATGCGCCTCCAGATCCGAGGTACTCAGCAGATCCTTGGCTGTCTCCGCGTACGATTGACTGACCCCAAACTCCCCTGAGATATTCGCCAAGAACAAATTCTTTTTCATCCCAACAGACAGCGATGATGCCAGGGACTTTGCGGATTGTGATGACTCACTCTGCTCCCGCTTCAGGATATGCACCAACCCCACAAAACTCGATCCGTACGTGGCCCCTGACAATAAATGCAGCCGCTCCGTGTCCTTCTCCGCGCCAGACTTGATCGCCGCCTCCAGTGACTTCCGATCGTCCCGCACGATCTTCTTGTCCGGAAATGTGACGTTCCAGGCTCGCAGCCCCTTCTCCACATCCAGCACATATGGTGCGAACACCTGCGCCTGCTTGTGCGTGCAGTTCGCGGTGATCACGATCGTGCCTTCCATATCGTGGTGCTTGTTTTGCTCCTCCACCACCTTCTTCACGTCGCCGCCCATTTTCGTGCTGACTGTCGGTGACAGGAACCCCGAACACTGCGCACTGACATAACTGGCGATAGCGCTGGAACTGGATCCCGCCCCCTCCTGATTCGACTCTGCCCGGAAGTACTGCGCATCCATAACCATCGAATCCGACGATAACGGCAACTTTTTGATCTCACTGGCGTTGTAATCGATCGGGGATTCGACCGTAGAAGAAATCTGCTGCTGTCCCCCCTTCCCAACCTGCCGCGCTGCTGCGATCTTCGGCTGGGCTGCGATCGTGGCCTTTGCCAGCTCCGCCGCCGCCGTCAGCATGTCCGCCTTGAGCTGATCGATCTCTTTGGTTAGCTCCCCAAATTCCGCAGAGGTAGTATCCACGCCCATGTTGATCATTTCCTGCGTGGTCATATCCAGGGACCGCTTCGACAGAATCAACTCATTCAGTGTGCGCTGCGCCTCATCAATGGGTGCCTTCGCTGCCGCCTCCTGCTCCAGCCTCGCGATCTTCTCCAGCTCCACGATGTTCCCCAGCACCAGACTGGGATCAAATGGTATCGATGTCGGCACCTACTGCTCCTCCTGCTTGTCCAGATTAACGAGTGCAGAGCCTGGATCCCCCAGCCCCGCGTTGATTAACTCCTGCTCCGCTGGTAACGTCCGCCCCGGCTCAATCAGCTCCCCCTGCTGCATATTCCAAAACAGCGTATCGTGACTGATCGCCCCAGCCTGCCACGCTGCTACCATCGCCTGGAAATCCTGCGCCGGTAGCCGTGTGTCAAAATAATCCTTATTCAGCGCAAACCCCACCAGCTCCGATGTGTCATCCACGCCTGCCCACCATGCGTGCATTTTCATCAGCTGCATAATGCCCATGTCAAATGTCAGCGCCAGCGTGGACAGCACGGAATACTCCGCCGCTGACCGTATCCGCAGCGCCTCCGCCGTCTCCGCTGCACGTTTCTGTGGCTCAATAATCCGCGCCCCTAGCGCTGCCATCCGTTCCTGCTTCGCTGCCATCAACCGCTCCAGCGATCCCAACCCATCCCCGGTGTACTCGAGCATTCCCGCCCTGGACCCCGGCTCCGGCAACACCCACGCCGTGGAACTCCCGATCGGCAGCGATTCCCCCACCTCCACGCCCGACACCCACGGCGTGGGAAGCGAAGTCATATGTGCTCCATGCTCATGATCTGCGCTGGTACGGTAGTGGCTTAAATTCACATCCACCAGATCCAATAGGGGCGGTTTCTGGATCTCGCTCCCGAGTGCTGATGGCCCAAAAAACTGGAACGGAATAAACCGCAGCGGCTTCCCCCGTCTCAACGGCACAAACGGCTCCCCCTGCGGCTCCCATGCGCCCTGCTTCACGGATCCGCGTGCATCCCGCGCCTCCCGATACCGCTGGATCGTATAGATCGGATCCCCCGTCTCCGCACCCACTAGCTCCAGCACACGGCACTGATGCACCGCCGCATCCACCCAGGGATCATCTGGATCCGGCTCCTGTACCTGCTCCAAAAAGACCACCCGCGCCAAACGCTCCTGCCCCCCCATGACTACCGTTTTCCAGCTCACGATGTCCTCGGCTCGGCGTGGTACCCAGTACGGTCGTGGTGTGGTCATCCCCGGCGGTGGCACATCGGTCATCTCTACCTGGACGCCCCAGCGCCCCAGCAACAGCGTTTCCTGAAATCCCTGCAACGCCAGCGCCTCCAACGGCTTCGCCGTCAGCGTTACATCGTCCAGATCCGGCAATAACTGATCTGGAAATCGCACAGTGGGGCGCGTACGGAACACGCAGCCCAATAGCCCCATGACTGTCCTGGCTGTGGCGTTATAAAATTCTGCCCGTAGCAAGTAATTCTTATACGCACGTTCATCGATTTCCGGCAGGTATTTTGTCCCCTGCTCCTTCACGGCATCGGACCCGTCAAAACAGTCGCGGCACCGCCCCCATTTTTCCAGCGCCCGTGTGTACTCTGCACGTGGTGTGTTGACTGGCATCTGCTCCCCCCGTATACTAGCCCCGCTCTACCAGCAGGATCGTGCTGGGCTGTCCTGCCGGTTGCGGGTACGCCAACCCCCGCCAACCATCGCAGGCACCCACCCGCATCATCCTGACTTTCCCTCAATGCGTGAGGAGTGATTCTTGCCGGTCACTCCTCACGCTCCTCCCCTGCGACAATCACATCCCCCGCCGCCGCCCGCTCCGCCGCTGTCCGATCTAGCCCGCCATCAAACTCCCGAATGGCCGCACGCTCCTCCACTATCTCCCGATCCGCGTCTGACAACCGCGCCGCGCCCGCCGTAAATGACGGATTCAGAAACCCATTGATCCGATCCCGCCGCCACTGATCACAGTCAGCGCACCAATGCATCCGGTTCTCCGGCTCCGCTTCACGCTGCCCGCATCTTGCACAGAGTGCCATACTTATCCCCCCGTCGTCACGACCAACCGCGCCTGCTTCCGCCGTGTCACGACCGCCTCAAACGCGCCCGCCACTGCATCCGCCTGATCGTCATGCTTCGCCTGTGGCACCACCATCAACTCCTCAAGAAATGCCTGATTCCACGGTCCCCGCACCACGCAAACATTCCCCGCTTCCGCCTGCGCCGCCAGTGGTCTCCACCGCGTCACCTTTGATCCCGATGGAATCACCCCGGCATAATCAAAGCCCGCCAGCAATCGTGTCCGTGCTGCGATCACACTTTTCCCGCTTGCCCCCGGCTCCTGCTCCTCCCGCACCCGCACCGCCCGCCCATCCAGCTGTGCTGATTGCGTAATAATCTGATCAACCCCATGCGGTGACCAGCGCCCCCGCACCACATCCTCCACGTACACCATCCCATCGGCAAACCGTGACACCCTCACGCCCACGGTGTAATCCGGATCCTTCCCTGGCTCCGCTTCCGTCGCTGCACAATCCCAAAATCGAGTACTCGCCACCCGCCCCTGCACCGGTAACGCCTCAACCACCTTGAACCACTCACGACGAAACAACACCCCGTCATCCGGCTGCGGATTCTGATTGTCTTGCGTTTCAAAAATCCGCCCGCGCACGCGCTTTTCCTCCGCGACCTCCTCCCGCCCCTTCCGCTCTGGGCAGAGCAACTCCCCCGGCTCCGTGCGTGGATCGCGGAATCCCAGCGCCGTCACCGTAGATCGCTTTGGATCGTATTCTGTCGGCAGCATCAGCACCTCATACCCAAACGCCTCCTGCATATGTGACGCCAGATCATCCTGGTGGCCGCGCTGCATAATGCAGATCCGGCACCCCGTCCGTGGATCGTTCAATCGGCTGTGCCAGACTTTGGTATAAAAGTTATACACCGCTGATCGTGATGCCTCCGAGTGAATATCATTCAAATTGTGCGGATCATCCAGGATCAGATAATCCGCCCCGTGGCCGGTGACCGTGCCCCCCACAGATGTCGAAATACGGTACCCGCGTTTAGTGTTTTCGTAATGGGTTTTGACATTTTGATCCGTGGTGAGCGCGTACCGACCCCCCCAGCGATCTCGGTACCACTCCGATTCAATCAACCGACGGCTCAACACGGCATGCTCCACGCTCAGCCCTGCGGAATATGAAGCATACATAAACCGCGCACCCGGATCCGCGATCCACGTCCACGGGTTGAGGCAGACCGATGCCGCCAAACTTTTCGTGTGGCGTGGGGGTATCAGGATCAATAAATTCCGGATCCCCCCTTGCACCACCGCCTCCAGATGATCGCAGACCGCGCCCACATGCCAACCACCCACAAACACCGATCCCGGCTCCACGACCGCCCACGCCTGCTCCAAAAACTTATACAACCGCCGTTCTGCCAGCGCCCGCTTAACGCTGTGCCATTCGTTTTCGTGCTGCATCATGGATCGATTCCAGCGCCTCCAGCTCCGCCGTGGTCAAATGGGCCAGCGGTGGCTCCTCCGCTGCTCGATCCCCAACCA